GTTATAAATCCCATTTGTATCTCCTGTGTAATGAATCAAAAACCCCCAGATCCCGTTAGAGATCTGGGGGCGTATTTAAAATGTATTCCATTTAAGGAAATGAATCACTATTAAGCAGACGTAACTGCATATTCACCAATGAATGTACCAGCACCAAGGAGTGCTGCAAGTAAAGCACGGGTATTAACCTCACCTTCAGTATCAGCTACTGCAACACTAGACACCTGTACAGCAGTAAGACCAATCAAAATCTGACACAACTCAGGACGAAGAATTCCCGTTCCCTTGAGCATGCTTGCAACTGTGAACTGAGTGTTACGGCGAATGTCCTGAATGGAATCAACCTTCATACCCATCAAAGACAAACCAGCCACAGCTTCCTTTTGGAAGATGATGCCGAAGATGTCAACAGTTCCACAAGTCAAGTTGTATTTGGCTTGTCCTGCTGCAACAGTGGTACGTGGGATGTGATTCGTCTTGACGATCTTTACACCCATGTAATCCAATGAATCAGACAAGGCATTCATACCAGCTTGAATATTCATACCTGCACCACCATAAGCATCACTTGCACCAAACATTGGTTGGTTAGCAAATGTTGTATTACCAGATCGTGGAATACCAAGAGCACGGATGACTTGGAATACCTTTGGTGGTACTGCACACATCACGTTTTGCACTGGGTAATCATTCTCTTGCATAAGCACAAGATAGTTTTCAATCTTTTGCAGAATTGTGAGAGCAACTGCATCAGTGCAATTTGATACCGCAAAACCAATAGCACCAGTGTTAACAGTATTAACGATAGCTGGAGCTGGGAAGTTACTGACACCCAAGCCACGGGGATCCGAATCTAAAGGAGCTGCAACCGAAGCTGCTATAAGAGCAGAAACAATCTGCTTGTCACGGGTACTTGATAATGTAAGTCCAGCTTGACGAGCAAGTTCTGAACGATAATCCCATTGAGTGATCAAGAGATCGACATTGTCTGTTTCAAAGTGAGCTGCCATTGGACGCTTGTCAAGGTTGACCTTGAAAGTTGTCGAACTGGAGTCACCACCAACTAACTCTTCTCCTGCATCCCATGATGCATTCAAAGACACAAGTCCTGTGACTGGGAATTCGTATGAGAATCCACCAGATAAAGACTTAGATGAGATGAGGTTCTCAAAAATATTGAACTGATCATATGCATTAATAACTTCACCACTCCACAGAGGAAGCCAAAGTTTATTTGCTCCTACTGCACCACCACTAGGACCATCCGTAAGTGATGTACGTAAAACTAACTCAGATGCTGCTAAATTATCTCCTGCCATAACTAAAATCTCCAAAATAAAAGTGTGTTCTTACCATGTAAGACAATGTTTGTTACATACCCCATTAAGTATTCCTGTTTAGGGAGTTAATGTTGAGTGTGATCTAGCAGGGTAGATAACCATTGCCCTAAGGGGGTTTTTCTATTACCTACTAGACCTAAGCTAACTCTCAGTCTTGAATTGAGTTATGCTTGTAGTTTATTAAAATCTGTTTTCATCATCCTTTGTTCCACAGCTTGACGATACTTAATATCCGTCTGGAACCTAGGATTGTTTCGTTCATTAGCAAACTCTCGCTTTGTGCGATAAGGTTGATTAGGAACTTGAGTCGATGCAACTGGTACTTTTGCTGCGGTTGCACTAACAACAGGCTCACCCTGTTTGTTATTAGGATTCATTTTATCGTATTTACTGTTTAGCCCCAACAAAGCAATCTCCCAGTTAGGGGATGCTAAGGAGGCATTCATATTCTCTTGCTCAGGCTTTGACAAGTTCTGGCTTGCCCAAGTAAACAGGGTTGTAAGTTTATCCTTACCACCAATAACCTCAGCTGCCTTTGCATAGGCAACTTCAATCTTAGCCTTCTGACCTGCCATGTATTCATTGATCACAAAGTCTGGAAGCTTTGTCTTTGTCTTAATCACTTCCTGTGTCTCTGCACTAAGGGTTCCCTTAGTTGCATACTCAACAGTCCAAGCTTTCCAATCATCCTGACTGACAACTGAATCAACAGCCGTGGGGGTTGGTGTGATTGCGGGAGCATCAGGAATCCTGAGTTCTTCCTTACCAACTACAGGTTTTTCTACCTTAGGAGTAATAGCTGGGGGTGCTTCTGCAAAGCTAGGGTTAGCCCCACCATCTTCCTTGTACTTAGTCTTTAACGCAGCAATCTCTTGTCGAGATTGTGTGTATTCTTTCTGAGCATTCTTAAGCGAATCAAACCAAGCCCCTGCATCCTTGAAGTTGGGAGGAATAGTATCGCCTTGATTCTTAACGTATGCAGCAAAAGCAATCCGCTCCTTAGCATTAACAGCATCTGCGGGAGATGACACTAGGGATTGTTCCGAAGCTGCTAGATCAACCTGAGCCTGAGGAACAGGTTCTTCAGCTTGATATGCAAATTCTGGAGTCTCGTCATTAACCATTTAGTAACCTTTCGTTGAATTAACCATGTGATAGTGTAGAGTTACACCATCAACCAATAGAACAATAACTATAAAGAATATTGCAATTATTTGCAACACCAGTAGTTGATACTAAAAAATCTACTTCTAAAAAAGAAGATCCAAATGATGGAACAACTATTGATGCTACTGATAAGTTAGCAGAGTTATTAATCAGTGTATTTGCACCAAAACCCGCTGTTACTGTGATACCATGTACACCCTTAAGGTTAACAGTGTTGTTTGTTATCATAGAAGTAGCCTGAACTCCTGCAATTGCACCTGCAAACAACAGTGTTGGGTAGTAAGTATTTGTACCACTCAGCTTAGACCAACCTGTTACACGTATGCCACTACCAGATCCATATACTGCTAAAAGAGGATGTATTCTTACATGTGTATATGGACCTGAGGGAATAAATAAACTAGTACTGTCATTTGCCATACTTGTTAAACTAACATGTTCAACATAAGAAGCGACAGATGTAAAATTAGTGGAAGCACCAATAAACATATCCTCTTTCATTTGCTTTGTTTGAGACATTGTGTGTGTGTGAATCATTTGTATTTCTTTCTTGGATTATTTCCACTTTGTTTTTTTAGCCATAATTATTGCATTCCTTGGAAAGCTGACATATCAGCCCCCGAATTTTGTAAGACATTAGCTATACCTTGTCCACCATTTTGTTGTATATCCATTTCAGCAGCCTTAGCTCCTGCAGCAGCCATGACTTGAGTAGAAGCAGCCTGAGATTGTTGTTGAGCCATTGCTTGAGCTTGTCTAGCTTGCTCTTCTTGGATCTTTTGATTCTTCTCTTCTTCAGAGATAACCCAGTTACGAGAATCAAACCCAAGAGACGAGATCAAAGCCTTGGCATACTCTTCCCACTTAAATGCTTGTAATGCCTCAGGCGGTAGGTTACGCACCATCTCACCCATTTGCATCAGCTTCTGTAAATCAGTATCCCGTGATAAAGCTTGTAGACCTGTAACAACTTCAACAGTTAAAGTACCATCCTTATTAAAGAACTGATTGTACATTCTCTTGTCTAGTTGATTATCTTCAATCATCAAGAAGATCACTCGTTTAATAATTGGTTCCATTAAGTCTCTAGCAATAGCACCAAAGGCACCACCAAGAACTGTTTCTAATTCAGAACCAATCATACGCACAGCTGTAGCTGTTACCCGATCTCCACTAGGCAGGGCAGCAGCAGTCATTAAGAATGCTTGACCAATCTCTCGTCTCATTGTTTCTACCGCTGCTTGAGCAGCAGCAATCTGAGGATTCATTGTTTGACTAGGAGACAATACAAACACATCTTCCTTCCTAGCAGGAACCCAAGAGCCATTAGATTGGTTTGAGATGTCATCAATCTCAGTGATACCACTTGGGTCAAGGCACATCCAGAAAGCCGTAGCTGCTGCCATACCATCAAGCATAGCCTTTGTGTAACTGTCTAGCGACTGGAGGTCACCTAAGGTATCCTCACTATGAGATCGCCCATAGTTCTCACCAGCCACCCCGTACCAACGTAAAGCTGTACATGGACATACTTCATACGTTCCTTTAGAAAGTTCATTACCATCTGCATCTTCTTTTTTATAATCCCACATATCTTTTTTGTTACGTACCAACTGACAAAATTGTTTTTCATATCCTAACTTATTGGTTGTTGGGATATAAGCATTGTTACTGATAACATCAGGGTCTGTCAGTTCATATTCTACATAGATAATCTCTTGCACAGTCCCATCCACAGCTCGTTGAACAACATAATGATCTAACCTTGTTGTTCTAAATCTATAGTCATCTTCTATATGTACCAAGGAATCTCCAACAACAACCAAAGATTGAATAGCTTGATATACAACTTCTCTTAAATTAGAAGCTGCAAGCTTTCGGTATACCTGATAACTCATAGTTTCAAGATATGAATTGATTTCATTTGTTGGTTCTACTCCAGACTTAAGATTGAACTTAAAGAAAGGAGTATCATTCACAGGAATCATAGCTGATAGCATTCGACTAGCAAGACTAGTAACACCCCGTGATCCCACCGAAGAGAACGGAGATGGCAACAACATCTCCTCAGTCCACCCTTCAGGTGGTAACAGACTGGGGATGGTTAGGGCTGCACAATAGCGTGAGCGAACTAACTTAGACTGACGAGCAGAATGTAGTTGTGAAAATCTATCGGCTAATGTATATTTCATATTGTCCTTATAACTTGTTAATGTTTACACCAGTATATAAAGAACCAAGAAAATCTAACGATGTTTTATTAGAAGCACCAATAGTTCCTTTTTGTTCTGCTTCTGTTTGAGCAGCAGCTTCATCAATGGATGCTTGCTCAGCTTGGGTTGCTTGCATAACAGCAGCGTTTTCCTCACGCTTAATTCGTTCTCTATCTGCGGCTTCTCGTTGAACTCGTCGAGCTTCAGTTGCTTCGGCAGCGATACGGCGTTCAGTTTCTTGTTCTTTTTGAAATGCTCGTTCATCAGCCATAAGTTTAGACTGATCTGCTAAGGTCATACCACCATCAATCTTAGGACTACCTCCCATAAATACCACCACTTTCTTTTTGTTTGTTGTATATTGCTTTTAGTTTATTAATCAATTCTATTTGACCAGCTCTAAAAGCAGATCGTCGTGCAAATGTTTCTGTTGAAATCTCAGGATCATATGCCAGTACTGGGTACATCTCGTCGAGCAACTCGATCAACCTTAGTTCGATCCTTGGGAAGGTCTCTTGTTTCATTTTGTAGTTTTAATACCTCTGTTTGTAATTGTCCAACCTGTTCATATAGATCTTTGAACATTAATCTAATATCAGATTGAGTCAATGTTGCTATGTTTGTGTTTAACCGTAGTTTAAAATTATCTAATATACTCATGGTGTTATTATTGTTGGAAGTGTTTTAATATAATCTTCTCTTGTTGTGTTTTTATTAACAACAGATGGATTCATATATGTATCTCCAACATATTCTTTTTCTTTTTTTGAATTAAATGTAGTGTAAGAAGACTCAATATCACTTATAATTTTTTTATACATCTGATCTTCACTTAAAGAGGCTGTCTGATACATACCAATTCTTTTTTGATCTTGATTATATTTAGTGAATTCTGTATTTATTTGATCTGTAGTACTTTTAAAGTTTTTTGATATGGCATCAAACTCAGACTGAACTGAATAAGCTGCATTTGTTTTAAACAAAACAGCCTCATCATCAGCTGTAGTAGCTGTTTGATTTTGAAGTCCACCTCGTTGTAATTCACCAAGAGCTGAATATTTTTTAGTAAGAGCATCATTAATACCTGAGGCATATTTATCAAAGGAATAGGTAATAGGTGTTGCAGCTGCTGTTGTTTGTGCAGCCGTAGTTTTAGTTACATTATTAGAATTATTAATATCAAACATAGTATTACCACCCAATTTATTGGCTGCCTTAGCTTGATTAATCAAGTCAGTAGCAGCAGTCAATTGAGTATTATATGCTGCTTGTTGGTTTTTAACCGTAGGTTTTTTAACCCCCGCAATCTGCAGTAGTTCTTCAGCAGTCTGAGCACCTAACAGCAGATCATTACCCGTAGTCTCTCTGCGGGTGATCTTAATACTAGAAGTATCAGCAAAGAATTCATCATATATATCATTCTTCATACCAACTTCTCTAGTTGCTGTAACAACTTTGTTTTTTTCAATATTAGCTGTATAAGCCTTTAGCAAAAGATCCATAGCATTTTTATTTTTTAATACTTTAGCGTCATATGCTTGTTTATACTTGCGATCTTTAGCCGCCTGCACTTGGGGTGCCCCATAGATTTGGGGCGACCCATACATATTATACTTAATAGCCATATGTTCCTTATTTTAACTCACATCCTCCAGCCGAACAAGCTAGATCATGTGATGATGTTGTTGAATCAGTCATTTCATAGTTCATCAGTTGAGAGAAATCAACTGCAATCTTTGGTGTCATGTTGTATGTCCTAGCATCAATGGTTTCAAAGGGAGCTTGAGCATAGGTGTGATCAGACTTAGGCAGAAAAGCAATACCACTAATCTTATCAAAGTTTTTCCATACCCAATTACCTACTTCAAGAAACTCATCCTCAGTATAGGATACCGTGATACTAGGTTTATGGTGGCAGTAGTATTGTTGATAGTCCATCCATAACTTCAGATGTTCCATAGCACCAAGGCTGAGGGAGGTTGTTGTATCTACTGGAGCTTTCTGAGGAAACGTAAGCACCGCAGTAGACGCAGGATTAACTACACAATCTTCTACAAGAATGTTCTGATCTTTCATAAGCTGATACAAAGGATCCTTCTTGTCAATGCGTACACGTCTGAAGTAGAACTCAGAGTACCGAGGATGCAGCCCACTCGATGAGTTAGCAAGGCAACTAGTAGTACCCTCAGGCTTGATACAACAGATAGACTTACTAGGCTCAATGCCAAGTCGATTGGACCAAGTAAGGTTAGTGTATTCAGCTGTCTCCTTAAGCACCTCTAAAGTGTACTTAAGCTTAGCTGAACCTTCCTTACCTGACATCAACTTGTTATCAAAGATACCAGTCATTGACACACCAAGCAATCGTTCCTCTGCACAGTTCTTCTTCCACTCAGGCTTGAGATATGGAAAATAAGTGAACATACTTTGAACTGTTCCAATAACAGTAGCTTGTTCAATCTTCCTGTTGAGTGTTTCAATTGTATCTGTCTCACGTACTACTACGGTAGACAAGTTACAGAACTGCATAGGTCGAAGGATAATCTCAGAGCAAGGATTAGTTCCTAAGGAATACTTAGTATCTCGTCCTGCCTTGTGTGCTAAATCAGTCATAGCTTTACGATTAACAATACCACGCTCACCACTATGAGAGTTGTATAAGTCAGTCCACTCTTCCATGAACTGTCCCATGCTTGGGCGGTCATTATAGACCGCAGAGTTGTTTGCAAGCGATCTGTGACTGGAGGCTTCCCACCATGCCCCTGACTTGCAAGTAGCCATCTCACGGTCACTGAGGTCGCTGAGCGAGATCATAGCTGATCGTCGCACACCAC